TATCATTTATGAAAAAATGATGTTAAATAATATCGAAGATCCAGAACAGTGGTGGAATGGAATCTATATTTGCGTAGTGCGGAGATAATTGTGGAGTATCTATTTAATGGTCTTTGGTATGTGCCTTATCTAGCGATAATCATGATATTATCTGCGTGGGCAAAAAAGACAAATTTCTTTATGCCTGTTTATCGCTGGATAGCAACTCATGTAAAATCTAAGCGCGCGGTAGTAGCAATCATCAGTGCAATATCAGGCGTTCTGCCAATTGAAGGCCGCGTGACTGTCTCAGCAGGGTTTTTAGATACGATAGCACCGAATGATCACAGACGCAGGTTGTATGGAATTATTGATTATCTAAGTACACATCATTATTACTTTTGGTCTCCTCTTGAAAAGACTGTGATATTACCTATGGCGGTTTTAGGTATAACTTATCTAGGATTTATCTCCTTGGTATGGCCTCTAATAGCTACGTGTTTCATCGTTGGAATATTCTATATCTTTTTTGTATTGAAAGAAGAAGACGTATCAATCGATTTGACAAAGAATTGTGAATGCAGCGGTCATAAAGAAGAAATTAAATGGATTAATTGGAAGATTTTAGCTGCCGTAACAGCAGTTATTATACTTGGTAACTACATAAAATCCTTTGATAAGGAAATGTTAGAATTTGTGAAATCATCAGGATCTATTGCTGTTGCAACCCTCTTAAGCTTTATATTTAGTTTTGCTATGGGTTCGTCTAGTAAATATGCGGGCTTTGTTTCATTACTTTCTACAGTATATGGAGCAAAATTCTTACCGTTATTTTTAGCTATAGATTATGCGGGATATATGTTTTCACCAACTCATAAGTGTTTCACTGTCGGTAAAACATATTTTGACACTCCTATAGGTGAATTTTATAAAGCTATAGGTTTATTATGCGGGTGTTTGATTATAGTTTCTATGATTATGGTATTTCTATAAATAATATAAGATGTTTTCTTAGCCAACATTTTAGGAGAAAATAATGGCAATCACTTACACATGGAAAGTAACTTCAGTAAAAACCAAAACCGAAGGTTCAAATCAGAACGCAGTCGTTCAGACTTACTGGACAAAGACTGGTACTGACGAAGACGGGCACACCGGTACATTCGCAGGCGCAACACCATTCACCACAGTGGGTATGCCTGATGGATATACCTTTGTTCCTTTTGAAGAACTAACAGAAGAGATGGTTCTCGATTGGATCAAAGCTATAGTAGTTGGTGGATACGAAGAGCACGTTAATGCTCAGATTCAAAAACAGATTGACGAGAAGCACAATCCTGTAGTTGAAGCTGCGTTACCTTGGGCACCTCAATCCACAACGACTTCTGACACAATTGCTTAAAGATAAATATAAAAAGCACGTAGGGATAATATAAGATGCCAGCCATCACAACTAGACAAGGTTTAATTGACTACTGTCTGAGAGCTCTTGGCGAGCCGGTGGTCGAGATCAATGTCGATGACCAACAGATAGAGGATAGGGTAGACGACGCTATCGAACACTGGAGACAGTACCACCACGATGGCGTAGAGAAGATGTATCTTAAACATCAAGTTACTCAACAAGATGTTACTAATAGATACATTCCTATCAACGACCTAATCTATGGCGTAAGTAGAGTGTTTCCTATCGCTGCTGGCACCAGTACTTCTAAGTCTATTTTCGACTTACAGTATCAACTTCGCTTAAATGACCTCTACGACCTGACTTCTACTTCTATGATATATTACTCTCAGGTCATGAGTCATCTGGCTCTATTAGATCTAACACTAAATGGACATCCAATATATCGCTTTAATCGTCTTACTAATAAGCTCTATATTGAAGAAGACTGGACACAGAATATAGCTCCAGGAACTTATCTTCTTGTAGAGTGTTACAGGGTATTAGATCCTACTGATGTTCCTAGAATGTATGGCGAGTCGTGGTTAAAATACTTTACTACAGCTCTGATTAAGAAACAATGGGCTACTAACATGAAGAAGTTCCAGGGTCTTCAGCTTCCTGGAGGAGTCACGATTGACGGCGACAAACTATATGCTGAAGCTGAGGAAGAGATTAAAGCTCTAAAAGAAGATCTGCAAAACAAGTCGGCACCATTAGAATTCTTTTTGGGTTAATATGGCTCGTAACGTATACTTCTCCCACGGTACTCGTAACGAACAGTATCTTCTAGAAGACCTCATCATCGAGTCAATCTCGATATTTGGTCAAGAGTTCTATTATATTCCTAGAACACTCGTTGCTAAAGACGATATACTTGGAGAAGATAGGCTGTCAAAATTTAAAGATGCTTTTCCGATCGATATGTACTTAGAGTCTGTGGATGGATTCGAAGGCCAAGGGGCTTTCATTCAGAAGTTTGGTCTGATGATGGAGCAGTCTGCTACTTTAACAGTCGCTCGTAGAACGTGGGAACGATTCATTGGTAAACATAATCAAACTATTATTCCTAACCGTCCTTGCGAAGGAGATCTTCTTTGGTTTCCTTTGACTAATGGACTATTTGAGATTAAATTTGTCGACCATCAAGACCCATTCTATCAGTTGAAGAAATTATATGTCTATAGGCTTCAGGTCGAATTGTTCCAGTACGCTTCTGAGAAGATAGAGACTGGTAATACTGATATCGATGTATTTCAGTCGCTCAAGACTTTTGATACTACTAAACAGACGGACGTCGAAGTTCCTGACGGGTATGGAACTAACAACAAGTTCAAGCAAGAAGCTCAGAACATCGTCTTTGACACCAACAATCCATTTGGTGACTAATGCTTAACAACAATATATTCTATCACGGTATTACTCGAAAAGTTATTGTAGCTTTTGGTAGTTTGTTCTCTAATATTAGAGTTCAGCGTAAAGGTCCTACGACTGCCGACAATCAAACTATCAACGTGCCTATCGCCTACGCTCCAAAAGAAAAGTGGATAGTAAGGTTAGATCAAGATGCAAATTTAAATAACAATACTTATGTAACTCTTCCTAGAATGTCGTTTGAGATCACTGGTATAAATTACGACGCTTCTAGAAAAACTAATCGAATGAGCTACATCACATGTGGAACTCCAGGTGCAGACACAGTCAAGAGAATGTATGCTCCAGTACCATATAATATCGACGTGAGTCTCTATATACTAAGTAAGACTCAAGAAGACGCTCTACAGATAGTCGAACAGATAGTGCCATACTTTACTCCAGAGTATACTCTATCGATTAGAGCTGTTCCACAGTCAAACGTTATCAATGACATTCCTATTATTCTTCAAGGTGTTTCTATACAAGACGACTATGATGGAGACTTTGAGACTCGTCGTTTTATCACCTACACACTTACTTTTACTTTAAAGGCTAACATGTATGGCCCAGTAATCGATGGTAAGATGATTACCACGACCCTAGTAGATGTAGCAGATCTCGATGAGAATGTTATTACATCTTACGATGCTGATGGAAATAAGACTACTGGTAATATAACAGAACAGTGGACCGATGTTTGAAAAACTAAAAGTATATAATTCAAATAGTAATCTGAAGGGTGCTGGCCAACAGATAAGCTACAGTGAAGACCAGGTAAAAGAATACCTGAAGTGTGCTGAGGATCCAATATATTTCATAAATAACTATTGTATGATCGTGACGCTAGACCACGGTCTGCAGCCTTTCAAGTTGTATCCATGTCAGGTCAATAAGATAAGGGTTATTCATGAGAATCGTAAGGTTATCCTTATGGAAGGTCGACAGCAAGGAAAGACGACTTCGTCGGCTGCGTATATTCTGTGGTATACGCTCTTCCAGTCGAATAAAACGGTTGCCATTCTCGCTAATAAAGCCGTCGCTGCTCGAGAGGTTCTCTCAAGATATCAACTGATGTATGAGCATCTACCTAAGTGGATGCAGCAGGGTGTTACCACTTGGAATAAAGGTGACATCGAACTAGAGAATGGCTCAATTGTATTTACTGCTGCTACTTCTGCCAGCGGTATTCGTGGTAAGTCTGTCAACTTACTATATGTCGACGAGACTGCGATTATTCCAAATACTGTGGCAGATCAATTCTTTACTTCGGTTTATCCTACTA